GTAACAAGACCGCCACCAAGCTCTGCTGCAAGTGCAGTTCCGGGATTTTCTTTTTTAAAACCTTTCAGTTCTCCTCTGACATCTTTTAAAGCATCATCATAAGTTTCGTCAGATAATAAAGATCTTACTCCTGCCTCTGCCTCATCTCCAAAACCTAAAAGCAATCCTTGACCTAAAGCTGATCGAGCTAAATTAGTTATAAAACTGTCATCAGTTGCCTGAGGCTCAGAAGTTGTGCCTTCCCTTGCTATTCGATTAACAAGTTCTTGTTTTCCGGAACTGTCGAGATCATTCCATTCAGAGTCATCAACCTTGACCTTTCCTACACCATCTATGTCTAATGTTGGCACTGTTACTTCTCCACTTTATATTTGACGTTTTTGGTTCTCAATCCTGCATCATCAATAATTTGATCTGTTGTTATCTTTACAGTTCCTTCAAAACCTTTAAGAGTTCCATTTTTCTCAAAGTATTGTGCTGCATCTTGTTTTTGCTTAAGTGCTTTTTTCATTGATGTTGAAAGTCTTTGTATTCTTGCAATGTTTTCTTTTTCGGAAAGTCTAGGATTAAATGCTCTACTTATTAATTTATCTCCCTCTTTCTCTGTAAATGCTGCACCTAAAATTAATCTTAAGTTTCTCTGCACAACTTCCTCAACATACTCTTTAGCTTTGACACCTGAAGGATTAACTGTGTCTTGAAAAGGAAGTCTTGAAATAAATGATCCGGTTACATTTTCTCCACTTGATAATATATCAACCGCCTCATCTAACTGTGAAAGTCCTTTTTGAGTATCAGCAAATCCACCTTCAATGACAAACTTGCCATATTCTTTAGCAAACGCTTTATCGACTGATTTTTGGCCTTCAGTTAAAGTACCAATTCCACCGGACTTTTCTTGTTCCATTTTATTGATTTCATCAAAGACAGATGACTTTTTGATATCAATTGCACCTGTTTTAGGATCTTGTGTGTAGATATACTTGCCTTTTCCTAATACACCGGTTTTTGGTGCTTTTGTGCTTTCATAAACAATTTTAGGATTTGTTGGATCAGATGTGTCAAGTAATGCACCGCCAACAACTTGTAGCTTTGATCTGTTTAATCTGTCTTGTCTTGCTTGTTCTCTTGCATCAAGTTTGTCTTGTCTGTCTTGTGCTGCACTAAAACCACGTAATCCTGCATCAATTGCACCGCCAAGATTGCCACCAAGACTTGTTGGTGTAAAAGATGGAGCACCACCTTTGAGCAATTGACTTGCCGCACCTAATATTCCTTGAGTTCTTGGATCGTTAAAAGATGTACCAAACACTCCTGAAAAAGCATCCCCCAATCCAGTCATATTTGAACTATTGTCTGATAGGGGAGGAACACTGGACTGAGGAATAAGGTTATCCGGTCTAGCCATAGGCATAGGCGGCATCATAAGATTGTCTGGTCTTGGCATCGGCAACACCGGTGCTTGATTAATTGTGTTAGGTCTTGGGATTGGAAAGGCAGTTGGTGATTGGTTTCGCACTTCTCGCCTTCTCAAAATTGCATCCGGATATAATGTGTCAAATATACTAGCCATTAAAATAATCCTAATAGTCCGCCACCTATTGCTCCATATAGGGGGTTAATTCCTGCCAAAGATCCAAGTTGAGCTCCACCCATTGCACCACCAAGAACTGATGATGCGGTGTTCCTGAATACCGGTCTGCTTGTTTGTGATCCAAGCGTTCCGCCCTTAACTGCTGCTAGATAATCTCTGAGCTTTTGTTGATCTCTTGTCTGCTCAAAGTTAAATCTGTTTATATTGTCCTGCAATTCCGCTTGAGCCTGTGACTCTCTTGCACCACCAACTTGAGCTAATTGTTTTAAGTCCAGGTTGCCCATTGATGGTATTCTTGCAAGTGCATCTTGTTGTGCTTTCAATGCTGCAGGAGCAAGAGCAGAGGCTAGAGCTTGTTGATTTGCACCTGATCCATATCTTCCGGCCTTTGCAAACTGTGACTGCACAGTGTCAATAACCGGTTTAAAAGATGCTTGTAACAAAGGATTAGTACCCGTTAAATTTTGCTCCAGTACACTTCTTGTTTGGCCAGTTAAACTCATAGGATCAAGAGCTCTTTGTCTTTGTAAATCAAGAGCCATCTCACTTTCAGGAGAAAATCCTACTGTCGTTGATCCCGGAAAATACAGAGGTGCATCACTGTCATACAGTTCCTTTGCCTCTGAAACACCAAACTCAAGAAATGGTTTAGCATAAGCAGGAGGCTCATTGACAGATGTGTTAATTTGCTGACCTCCGCCACCACCTTTACCCATGATACATATCCTTTACTAAAATTACACTTGTTTGCTTGTAGCCTTTCAGGACTTTTTGCCATCCTTTGCGACCAATTATTTCTATGCCTACACATCCCCATAATGCAGACCAATGCCTGATATCAGGCTCAACTTTTAAAAGAGTCTTGAGGTTTCCACCGGCTAACCAGTACCTCAATATCCTTTTTTGAGGATAATCCATTAATTCTGTAACAACCGCTGCATCTTCAAAATGCCAAAACTGTGCATCTCCTCGCATCACAGACTCAAGAACATCCTCTAAAGTATGAGTGCCATGCGAATAAACCAAAGCTGCCTCAAGCCACTTAGAGCACCTTTCCCATTCATCCAATAATGACGTATGCGAAGTTTCTGTCGGACTGAGAGTTGTTTGCATGTGTTACTGTGAAACTTTTATCTGCTCGTGTTGAAACAAATATAGTCCCATTCCCTTGTTCAGTTGCGGCATTTGCACTCAAAGGCATCAATAATATGACACTTGATTTTCCTGCCCTTTGGTCGGTTACTGCGGTTGTTGTCGCAGATGCGGTGCAAGTAAAACTGCCAGTTGAGTTAATTTTGCCATTCATAATATTATTAACCACAAACGAGACATCTCTTGGATTTGTTGCCTCGTAAGGTAGTATTTTAAAATTAGCGTCTGCCAAGTATCTTTCCTTCTATATCCACACCTTGAGCAAATTCCCACTCACTTGCAGGAGAAGATGTTTTATTTGTTATGTTCATCCTAACTCTGTGAAAGCGACCTTGCGATCTGTGTTGCACAAAACCTTCATCTGTTAAACTGTTAGCGGTTGAAAATGACACTTGATCATCTTGGCGATCTCTTGTTCCTATTTGCATAGTGACCTCGCCACCTTTGAAATAAGGAACTGATCTATTTATTATTCCATGCCTTCCTTCTTGCAGGAAGAACTCTCCAGTTTCAATAATTGCATCAAGCGGTGTTCCTGTAAAAGCAAAGATTTTATTATCCTTTGCACCACCAAAAAAGAACTTGCCGCCCTTATATAAATCAGAGTCAAGAGGTGCCGGTAATCCCTCTAATGTTGCAGAAAGATTATCCAATGCCTCAAGAGTGTATCCTGCAGTAAAAAGTGGAGCAATTAATTCTGCCTGAACTTCAGCAAAACTCCATTTCCCGGTTGCATAATTATATATAATAAGTCTGTCAGCTTTGGCATTTGTACTGTTGTTAGAAACATAACTCCAAACCACAATTTGCTGAGTTGGATCAACCGCTGCAGATATATTATCTGAATGACTTGCGTTAAAATCTTTTATAAAAAACTTATTAACTTTTTCAGCACCTATTGGCACAGACTTTGTGCCATCAAATGCATAAAAACCATCGTCAGATAAGTAAAAAACAGTTCCGCCTATGGAAGTGACCGATCCTGAAAAAGGACATCCTCTTTGTGTTTCAACTCTGTCAATTTGATATATTAACGGAGAACCCACGTAACTAGCACGAGCAATTGCTCTTTCTAGCAATATAACTGCATATTCTCCACCAACTAAACCTGTTATTGCACCGGCATCAGGAATATCCTGAAAGTCACTTTGATCTGTCCCGGTTGTCCATGATGTTGCAGAGTTTATTCCAGACCATCTTGTTCTGAAAGGCACTCGGCCTGAACCTTCATCAATATTCGCAGTCCACACCTGGTCTCTGACAACCGCAATAAAGTCTGCTTTTGGTGCTGATCCTGACAATGCACTAAATGCTGAATCTGTACCTACAGTAAACTCTTGTAAACTTTCTCCAATTCCACCGGCTGCAATCACAGAAGTTCCAAATTGCACAAACCGCCATTTTTCAGCACCGGCAAGAGTGAACCCTGAGTTAATAGAGTCAAGGTTACTTGTTGATGCATTAAATTTATATAATTTGGCCGCATCTCCTGCAAATAATGAAACGTTGTCACTATTGTCTTTTGCTGCAAATATTCCTAATAAAGCACTATCTGCTGCATTTGAAACTTGCACAAAGCTAGGAATTGATCTGTATCCTGCTGCTGCCGGGATCACATTCTTTGCTACTGTGACACCTCTTGAATTTAAGTCAGGTTGATCCGGTAACCATTCTCCGAAATTAATCATTGTATTCTAAAGACCTCGCTTCCAACCTCTTGAACTGTAAATGTCTCTGTTCCAACACTCACATCATTAAACGTTTCAGATCCCACAGAAACTATCGACCAATCCTCACCAAGAACCTTTGCACTGACATTTATTGTTGCCGCCGCATCAGAAGTTCCTGAAACATTAACATCAAAGTTTGCAGTCGATGAAACCTCTGCACTTGTTGCTGCAGAAGCTGTTGCAAGAACAACAATTAAAGCTGCACCTGAAACTGATGCCGATGTTGTTATCCCTGACGAAACAAACTGTACTCTTGTCCCGGAAGCACTCACACTTGCCGATGTTGATATATTTCCAACCGCAGTAACTTCAAAAGTAGCAGTTGCACTTACAGAACCAACAGATGCCGGAGCACCGGTTGCAAACTGTATCCTTGTCCCGGATGCGGTTGCACTCGCTGATGTTGCTACTGCTGCTGTTACTAATCTTATTAAATCAGACCCGGATGATATCGTTGCAGTTGTTGCCGCAGGAGATCCTGATATTTCAATTGAGAACTGTATCTCACCTGAAATTGTTGCTGCAGTTGATATTGATCCACTTGCTTGTCTTAATTGCAGACTTGCAAGACTGTCCATATTTCCAAAAGAATTTAAACTGTCAAGATTACCCCAAACATCAAGTTGCTCAAGGGTTGGGTTGTTAAATTCTAATTTTTGTAAGTCAGCATCCGTATCAAAAGAACCAGTTATTGAATCCAGTGTTTGTGTTATCTGGTCAAGGTTTGGCGATTGATAAGGCATAATTTATGCTGCAGTTATTGTTAATGATCCTGATGCAACCTTAAGAACATCACCTGATGCTATTGTTTTTGCTGCTGAAAAAGCACCATGAAATAATAAATTTCCTGAAGATGCCGCATCAAAGATGCCAAAGTGGCTCACCGAACCCCATGAGCCGGTTGCTGCATCAAACTCAACCGCTGCATTACTTGCAATTGAACCGCTTGATGCTGATGCAAAAGTTATCGCTTTTCTTGAGTAATTATTACCTGTTAGTTCTGTGCCGCTATTATCGTCTTGCAGACTTGCAGTTGATAACCCTAGATAAACCGCTGACGGAGCAGACGTACTTGCAGTACCGGTAAAGTGATCCAAGAATTTTAGCTCTAAATAATCTGACATTGCTGACATAATTTATCTCCTAACTTGCTGTGGCATTTTGTCGTTGATAGATGCTTTGAATTTGCAAAGAGCCTGTTCCATAGTGAGCTCGTTGTTCATCTTTTCTAATTTCTTCAATTATACGTGTGAATTTTTGGTCATAGACTGTGGCTCTTTGATCATCCATCAAATATTGGTACGCCTCAACCAAACTACCCATCAAATATGCATCCGGGTGTCTTGTAAGCATCACATTAACTGTGTTTGAGTCTGATAAAGCAGACAAACTTCCTATATATACAATCTCCAATGTGTCAGA